AATTCTAATTTGTTACGTGTGTTGACAATAAATTTGTTGATACGTTCTCCCCAGATGTTCCACTTGTCTCCTAATGGTGCTGGTGGTAGTTGTCCACTCATCGCCTACCTCCAGCAGTAGCTTCTATTCGCATCACACCTGCTCTCCAATCTGCCAGTTTATTGCTCTCGATTCTAATTCTTATCTGTCTGCCTGAGAATCTGACAGGTGTAGGGTTCGCCATAGTGTATGAACCATAAGTCCTTTCGGTATCGTTGGGATGGAATCTCGTCTTGAAGGTGACCTTGACATCTCCCTGTGTTAATTCGTCAGGTATGAGGTTTGTGACTTTCATAATCTGGTCACCATTGCCAATACTGATTGAACCTGACTCAGCGAATGGTGTTAATGAACCATGATAAAATCCATATTCGTGGTTGAATAAATCGCCATCTGCATCTGCCCATATAGGAAAATCGAATACGCCTCTGTCAACTCCTGCTGTTCTATCCAGCAAACCTACCGACCAATGTCCTTCCTTATAGTCGTAGGTGACATAACTGTCATTCTCTGTTGAATTTTCTGAAGTATAGAACCACCATATCTCGCTATGCTGTGAGTTGTGGATAGCGTATGCCTTGCTGATTTGACTGTTGGAGATGTTCTTGAAAATGAAATCATGGACATCGCACTTTAGTTCTCTAGCGACTGAACCATCGAAAGTAAAGAATCCGTTTGCACCTAACCAGAACGCTCCTTGGTCGATTGCGACAACAGATTTTCTGGAGACAACTCCACAAGCTGTGCCTACTCTCTCGAATCCATACACGAATGGCGGCCCGGAATAGGTCGCTATATGAGCATCCGTATCCGTCAGAATCAATGTTGTTCCTCTCATTCTGACACCACACATGATCTGTCCAGATGTCTGTAACTCGAAATCACCTGCTTCATTGGTAGCTGCTGGTGTCCAAACTGTGTTTGCCTCTTTGTCACACCATTGAACTTTTCTTGGATTTCCTGCCGCTCCGAGGGCGAATACGAATCTCTCTTCTGTAACCAACATGGAATTATTACCTACTGGTGCATTGGATAATGCTGTCGGTAGGACTGATGTATTCAGTTGCCACTCGTAAATCTTTCCATCCTTGGATGAACAAGCCAAGAGATATTGCCCCCAGTTGTCCAATGCCCAAGTTGTCGCTTCCTGATAGATTCCTGTACTTGGTCGAGTGATACCATACATACCAGTTCCCCAAAAACCACCACCAAAGGCAACATTTAATACTGCATCCACGTCACCTGATGTGAGTCCTGATGGAGTTATATCTGAAAGTGTGCCTGATGCATTACAATAAATGAGCTTGTTGTGTGTTCCTATTGCCAATGCTGAAGCATTGCTATTGTCCACCCAAGCATGTAATCCTCTTGGTACTGACGCTGTTGCTGAAGATTTTCTTGTATCCCAACCACCTACAGGTCTGAGTGAACCATCGTTCCATCTGACCAGATTAGCATCTCTCCATCTATTCGATGACTCGAAATCCGTTCCGTTTCTATAAACGCCCGGCGGTAATTCTAAAGGTATTAATGCCATAATATTATGCTGCTATCTCTGTCCATACTTCTGCACCCTCCGATATAGGTGACCACTTGAGTCTTCCCAATGTCGTTACAGTTGCTGTCGTAGTCATCGTACCTGCTCCGAATTTCACATAACCACCTTTCGCTGTGATTGTCGCTGTCGAGGTCATTGTTGCACTTACAAGCACTACTCGTTCTACAGCAATTGCTATAGTAGAGATACCATAGATACCAAAGGAATCCGTAGCATTAGCCTCTCGTACACGTTCACATGCACCTGTTATGGTACTGGTCGAAGTTAGTGTCGCATCTGCTTCTCGTACTAGCTGACCTACACAGGTTGTCGTAACAGTTGAAGTAAACGCTCCTGCACCTCTAACTGTAGAGAAAGCCTCTGTAACTACAACAGTTGCACTAGCAGATAAAGCACCTGACGTGCGAACTCTTTCACAACTCGCTACAATAGTTGCAGCAACTGATGCTGAGAATTCTTGATAGGTAGAACCATACCTATCTTGCCCATATAAATCTTGACTATATCTCGCCATGTGAGATTAGCCTAGTTCAGCGTAATATCTAAATCACCTGATGGAACTCGAAACACGTCTCCTGTTGTGATTGCCTTACTGGCTGTCAATGTTGCGTAAACCATTAAGTTGCCTGAAGATACTGCATCGAATATACCTACATGAGTTATCGTACCCCAAGAACCTGTTGCTGTAGGAAATTCAACAGCCGAACTATTACTAGTTGTGTCACCTGAAGTTGAAAATGCCATAGATTGTCTTGCATAAGCACTCCCTGATACCTCTGTTCCACCACCTGTCTCTCCCGGTGCTGCTGTGAAAAGTCCTATATACTTGGTCGATGGTGCTGTATAAGCTGCACCTGCAAACACATGGTCTAGTATTTCCGTCTCTAAAAAATTAGTAAATGACATTATCCTAATCCTCTTATTTTAAGTTTCAACCCTGAACCACTATAACGAGCCAGTTCAGAAGCTTCATTTAATCTAGCTACCGAAGCACCATACATCTGCGCCCAAATAGCCACCCTTCCGTCTTCTGCTAGGTACGGTGCTGAATGTAATAACGCTCCATAGAGGTATACATCAGGCGCTTCTGTCAAAAGCCAGTTATTAGAATTGCTACCACTCAAAGCTGTTGTCTTCTGGTAGTAGAGCAACTCAAAATTAGTTTCAGCAGATGGTGTTGGATACAATTGAAACTGTGCATCTGCATGTGTGTAATAAATTGGTGTTCCTACAGCATCCAAAGCTTTTTGTCGTTTGTCTGCCATTGCATCTCTGGAAATCAGGTTGACCACAGATGTCGTGTTGTCCGTTATGTGCAACCTTATCGTTTCTATCCAATCGGAAGGTATCTGTATATATTCATCTGCTGCATCCTGTTGACCACTTGCACGAGCTTCCATCCTCCAATGACGTACATCTCTGTTGATCTGCGATTCTGCCAAGGTTATGAAATCTGGTATGACTGTCGTTAGATCGTCTCTGTTCAGGAAGTCAGCAATACTTGCTTTTAGTTCTGTATATGTAGTGAGTGCCATATTAAAATCCTAGGTTGCTTTGCATCTCTAATTCGTAAGGTGATACCCTACCTTGCAAATATTGTATCTTAAAGTTTTCTATTTGCTCGTCTGTGTATCCCCTTGTAGTATTTACGATCTCTGCTTGTTCTACAGAAGACAAAGAATTTAAAGCCTGTGCAAACATTGTATCTACATTGGATACAGCACCTAATGGTTGTAACATATTAGGATCGTTTGAAGTAGTGCCATCGTTCCAAAACTTTTCAGGTGGTGGTAGTGGCGTGAATGTTTGTTCGTTTGGAAAATCTTTATTCCAAGCTCGTAAATCCCCACCTCCATAAAGCATTGCATTACCACCTTGTTGAAAGCCTCTCATGGCATCCAATGCGTTTGTAGTAGCATTGTTATATGGTGGTGTGTTTGCTAGAGGATCAATGAATTGCATCTCACCTGATTGGTAGTTGTCACCTGCTGTAAACTTGTTTTTATCAATAAATGATTGGTATCCTTCTCCTGCTTTTTTTCCTGTCACAGCCTTCAAGATACTCATCTCATCATCAGAGATATCTTCATCTCTTTCCTTGAACAGCTTCTCCAGAAGTCTCATCAATCCGAACTTTTCATCTGATTCTGGCATCTATATTCTCCTTAGTTTTCAGCAATTATAATTCAATTTAACAATCCAGTTGTTGAAATTTGTCCTTCTTGCCTGAGCAAACCTCCTGTTACATCTGAATAATCTACTACATCAAGAGCCGCTCTACTGCCGAATTCTCTCATTCTGTACTTCTCTCCGTACCACAGGATCGCTTGTAAATCTGCTGTGGTCATATCAGGAAATTCTTTTTGTAGCTCCTTAACGACTCTCTCAGTTACTTCAATTTGGAAAGCTCGATCACTTGCATTCTGAGGATCATCCCTTAAACCTTTCATCTTTTTAGAAACAGTATTTGCTTTTAAATTTATGTTGGTTTTATTCTTGTAATTACTCAAAGCATACTTCTTAGCTTGTGCATGAGCCATTTCAATAACTTCACTATCAGGAACAGAAGCAGGTATTCTAGCCGCTTTTCTATACGCTTTCATTGATGAATCTGTTGGTTGTATTGTCATCTGACCTCTGTATCTATTAAAGGTTCTTGACCACCAACGATCCATGGTTAACCAGTTTGGTTGCCCCATTATATTTGCATGAAACATTCCGAGCTTTGCTCCAAAGATCGTGGAGTTAGGAACTTCAACATCAACTTTATAACCTGTTGATACTTTGTATTGATCTTTAATTGCCTTGGATGTTTGAGTTTCACTCAGCCAATCTAATGTACCTCGTAATCCTTTTTCATCTATGATGTCTTGAAGTAGGTTGAGATTGTTCCTGAATGATGCACTAGATGTATGAGCAGGAATGTGTAAGTTGACTTTGCCTGTCTGTTTGTAAGATTGATAAATATCATCAGCAAATCTCAGGTTCTCTTTGATCTTAGAACCATCAGAAGTGATCGCTACTAGAGATGAAAATAAATCTCTCGATGTTTGATCTGCTCCCGGTGCCAATTCAGGATGTCGTTTCGACAAAGCATCAAGTGCCTGTTGGAATTTTATCGTGTACCAACCACGAGCTTCTTTGTCTCCACCTTTAAGGATCGCTTGAGCTTCACCAAGCATTCGATCATATATTGTGGTGGATGCTCGTTTGGAATAATCACCTATCGCAATGACAGCTTTATTCTGTCTGGCTAGAGCATCAGCTTCTTCACCAATCTGTCTAATTGTTTTTGCTTCTTGGGGATATTTCCCTAGGAACTCTTCTCTGTGGACTCTGACTTTTTGGAGCGTTTCCTCAACCAAGTCAGCGTTGCCCCACCATTGTTGGCTTCGGTTGCTTCCTCCTGCGTCATCAATCTTGCCCAAGAGGGATATTTCTTCGAACTTTTGTTGTCCTGCTTTGTAGCCACCACCTTCTCCTGCAATATAACTAACATCATCAGCCAAACCATTCTTACCAAACAAGACTGTTTCAGCACCTAATTCATCTTTTATTTTACCTGATAGCGTGATAAATGCATCGGTATCTAGACCTTCTACATTCAATAAGTTAACACCTCTTGCTGTAGATACTGGAGCTAATCCCATGTCTAAATCTACCATAATTCTGTTTATAGCTATCATTTCAGCATCAGCTAAAGGTCTGCCTATATCAATTTTTCCTATATTAATTTTGGATAGATCATTTGATGGCACAAAGAAGTGCGCACCAACAGCATCTTGATCTTGTAAGTGTCCGTATAGTGCTGATGTTCTCTTGATCTGTTCTTGTGCCTGAGCTGTTGGAACAATAAAACCATCAACCAACTCTGTCTCTACTTCATATACAGTTTGACGTGATGTGCCAACATGACCTTCAAAATTGGAAGGTGCATTGATGTCGCTTATTTTCTTAACTCCTGTAATTTGTTCTACAGTATCAGCTAACAGCTCGTTAACCTCTACTTGATATTTTGTTTGTTGATCTAGATTCATTCGTGCAATTAACCTACCTTGCAAGATTCCTGTAGATGGTAATGCTTCTGTTGATACTTGAACTCCTTCACTAACTAAGGATAGTATTCCTGTCTTCTCATCAGAAATAATCTTATTTTTAGGTACTCCAAATAGGCCGGGCGTGTCATCTAAGAATTTGTTGACTCGATCAGGGTGGAATACATCCATCATTTGAGCTTTGATCTCAGGGTTGTTTTTCATAGTTTTTAAACCCTGTATCAATCCTACTGGTAAGAATGCCAATGCTAGTTCTTCTGTCAGAAACCTAACTCTTGACAATAATCTCTCTTCAGCTCCTGCTTGTTCATCTACACCTGAAGCCATAAACTCAAACAAAGCATTATTGAACTTGGTATCTTTCATAAATGCTGAGAGGTTTGGTTCCGTTGGATCAACTGTAGCTCCTGCTCCTGCAACAGCAACTGCTTCACCGATTAAACCTTTAGTTGCTAGACTTCTTAATCCTGCATATCCGAACAGCAATTGTCCCATCAGCCTAGCTACACTATGATCCTCTACCATTTTCATGTTGAGCTGTGTTCGTTCTTCATTGCTGTATAGGCTTGGTACGATCTGAGCTTTGTCTCGATCTATAACGTCATCTTCTAAACCTACTAAACCACCTGTAGCATTGATAATATCCACACCAACATCAATAACTCCTTGTGGAAAATCATGGAACACACCTTCACCCATTTCTCTGACAGTATCACCTACTTGCTTTCCAGTAATATTAGAAGCTTTGTCGTATAACCAATAGTATGGAGTGCTTCTAGCAGGCTGAGTTAGTTTATAGACAGTATCAGTCAGACCTTCCCAAAGATTAGAAAATATAGACAGCTCAGGTTTCTTTTGCTGATCGTCAAGCAAACTTTGCATCTCAGGTACATCATTTTGAAGTAAATGTTGCATACTATTCTTTGCTGATCATTAGTTTGTTTAGCCATTGATTGAACAAATCCATCTGACCATTAGCTTCAGCCTGTTGTCTAAATGCCTCAATTTTTATTAATTGTTCATAAGGTAGATTGCTTAGAAACTCTCGTACTTCAAGACTGTCATTCACGTTTACCCAACCCTCACGAGGGTATGCACCTATTTCTTTAGTTGTCATTGCTTCAAGTAAACCTGTCATACAACTCCTTTTAGATTTCTTCTCAGAGGTTTATCCCAATTAGCATTATAAGGTTGATAACCTATAGCAAGATACCTCATCGAATCGCTCCCATGTGATGCCCAATTGTGGTTAGGTCGCATTCGCCAAGTCTGACCATTATCATCCCAAGCTCTTTGGTAGTTTAACAGAGCATCAATTCCTTTCTCGCACTTTTCTTCATCGAACCAACACTTATCCAACATAGCTCTCACTTGTTGGATGCCATCATCAATCAGAAGCTGAGGTGCAATTTCTACTTTGTCAGCGTGAAGACCTAGTTGATCTAATGTCTCAAGTCTACTCTTTCCTGATCCAAGCTCTCTAACTCTGATGTCATGTGGAAAGATATACTGATCGTACACATATCCTTTTTCTTGGAGGATTTTTACATAATGCTCAAGCCCCGCCCCACTCGCTTCATAGTAATCTATTAGATGAACTTCAGTACCAACAAATTGTGCAAACCATAGAGCTGTTGAATCTCCAATACCGAGATCGAATGAAACTATAACACCTGTACCACGATCATAGCTCACCTTACCAATACGATCCTCTTCTTTAGCTCGTCTCATCTCGGATTGATAATAACTTCCCTCCGAATAAATTAAAAAATCGCCGTCCCAAATGTGAGCATACATCGCAGGACGTAGTTTTTTGTCTTCTAGCCTTGTCTGCTCCAATACCTCTGGGAACCAAGGATTATCTTGCCATGAAAGAGATACGATCTTAGCATCTATTGGAGGTGCTTGCCTAAACCTTTCGTGAGTGGCTGAGTATTTTGATTCAGGATTGTAGGTAACCCAAACCTCCGAGTCAACTTCCCTGACGCTAGGCAACAATAATCTCCATGCCTTCCCGGAGACTACCTCGGCTTCATCAATCCATGCTAACAATATTCGAGACTTAGACTTGATCGCTTCAAGTGATCTTCTAAGACCTGAAAATGTATAGGAAATATTGCCATCATAAGAACGTATATATTTCTCACCACAATCATAATACGCATCGAGCCAAGGGATGGACTGAATAGCTGTCTTGATCTCTTCAAATGAGGAATCACTCAGGCTGTTCATAAACTCTCGCCCACACAATATCTGACCTTTTGTTGGTGGTACTGAGTTGCCCCATTGATAGCCTTTAACTGCTGTCATCAATGCAAATGATCTGGTCTTGCCACTGCCGCGTCCACCATAGGCTATGCGGTATCGAGCGGTTCCTTCAAATAGAGGCACCAATTTAGGTGGTAGTTCTACGTCAACTTCATTCTTCTTCATTCACTTTGGCTACTAATCTAATCACATTTGGTTGCATACTTTTGTCACTGGAAGTCAGGTCTTGATCCATCTTATCGTGGAAGCCATGCTTACCTAATACAAGCTTAGTTATAGCTGAATTGAATGTGTTGTTGAGTCCTTTATTAACCAATGTTTTCTGTTGAACTTGCATACATCGTCCTAATATGTCGGAAAACTCTTTGCTTTCTTGACTTGCCCAATCGTATAAAGTGTCTCTGTGTAAGCCTAAAACTTCAGCCATTCCTTCAATGCTTGGGATCATATCTCCATA